CTTGGCACATCGGGTGGCTACATCCGGCGTGTATTAAAAAAGTATGCTGCAACTGAACAAGGAGCTAAACCATTACACCAACAGATAAAAGACTCATCAAAAGGCTTGCACTCATCGTGAGCGTAAGCATTGCAACATCTTTAATGGTTCAGGGCATAACCGCCCAACCTGCAATTCCTGAGTTAGTGATCTACAAGGATCGCCCACACTTGATGCAGGTAAATCCAAAAGAGGTGGCGCGTGAGTTACTCACAACTCAACAGTTCAAGTGCTTTAACGCTCTTATGAGCAAAGAAAGCGCCTGGCAAGATAAGGATAATCCAACAAGTTCAGCATCAGGTGTTGGGCAATTACTGGATGGTACTTATCGCAATCTAGGAATGAAGCGCAGTGATTCCACTGTTGCCCAAACGATTGCAGCACTTGCCTACATAGGCAGAAAATATGGCTCCGGCGGTCCTTGTGCCGCTTGGAAACATTTTCAGCGCAAAAACTATTACTAATGGGGGTTAGTATGAGCGTAGAAATAGAGAAAGGCATTGTTGATTTTGATAGCAACATTGCTGCGTGGCTTGAGCAATACAAAAACGCACTTGCGCAGATTAAACAACTGCAAGAGGTAGCAGATGTAGCTCGATCACACATTGAGGCGGCTTTGGGAGATAACCAAATTGGTATGTTCCACAATAAGCCGGTAGTTCGCTGGTCATTTGTTGAGTCCACAAGATTCGACACGAAACGCGCACGGGAATTGCTACCACCGCAGGTAGTTGAAGCCCTTGAGGTAAAATCTACTTCACGCCGTTTTACTATCGTTAATGAGGATGAATAACAAATGACTTTTGCACCTTTGAACAGTCCAAGTAAAGAGTTGGCGAATGAAATCACCAATATCATTACAGAGGCTTCACGCTACACGCCACGATCACAACAGGTTTATATTGGACCTAGCGAGGTTGGGCAAGAGTGTGTGCGCCGATTGGCTTACAAGTTGTTGGATTGGGATAAGGCTAATGAGTCGGGTGGCGGTTCCTGGGCAGCCAATGTTGGTACCGCCATCCACTCATTCTTAGAGGATATTTTTAGCAAGTTCCCTGAAAGGTATGAAGTAGAGCAAAAGGTTCAGATTAGGGCAAACCTATCTGGAACTATTGATCTCTTTGATATTGAAAAAGGGTATGTGCTAGATTGGAAAACCACTTCACCTGCAGGTGTAAAAGCCAAGCGCAGTGAAGGCGCTACATCTCAACAGATTACCCAAGTGCAGTTGTACGGCTACGGAAAAGCCCAACAGGGCGCGGTAGTGAATAAGGTTGGCCTTATTTTCTTGCCTACAGGTGGCCAAATAACTGATATGCACATTGAGTTATATGATTATGATGAGAGCGCAGCACTTTCAGCTTTGGCTCGATTGGATTCAGTTTACGAACTGCTATCAACAATTGATGTTGAAGAAAATCCTCAAATGTGGCCTTTGATACCGGCAACACCATCTAGAATGTGTATGTATTGCCCGTATTACCGCCCGTTTAGCACCGATTTATCCATTGCTTGCAATGGGGATACGGAGAAACCAAATGTGTAGCCGCGAAGGATGCGATTGCCAACCTTGGAAAACGATTAGTGATATTAATAAAGAAATCATTGAATCAAATCCACCAACAGAGTTAGAAAACAACTAACACCAAAAACCAAACACAAACCAAAAGAAACGGGGGAAAGCCAAATGGCTTTTTCAGCACCAGTAGTAAATGAAGGCGTTAAGGTTGCAGACTTTAACGGCCACCTTCTCATTGTTGAACCAATTGAGTTCAAGGCCAATATCCAAACAGTTAATGGCCCTGCAGATGCAATTGAAGTAAATGTTGTTGATCTTGATACAAATGAAGAGCATCTCTCATTGCTTTGGTTCAATGTCGCACTTAAAAACGCACTGAAGCCCTTGATTGGGCAAAAGGTACTTGGCCGTATTGGCCAGGGTGTCGCAAAGCCGGGGAAGAATCCACCTTGGCTTTTGAATGATGCAACAGGGGATGCAGATGCCGTTGCAAAGGCGAACGCTTATATTGCGGGCGCGTTGCCAAAGGTTGCTGCACCTGCAACTGCCACCGCACCTGCTGCAAATATCAATGATCCTGCAGTTCAGGCGCTACTAGCACAACTGGGAGCAAAACCAGTTAACTAATTCTTGGGGGCTAAGTCCTTTCTACCCAAGATAGGCGTTGTGATGGTTCACTCACGGGGCAACTAGCAATAGTTGGAGCAGGTTCGATTCCTGCAACGCCACGCAAGACATAACCGAAACGGGGGAGCAGTGCCGATTTACCAATTCAAGTGCGAGTGCGGTATTGAATTTGAACGCGAATTCAAGATGAATGATAAACACTTAGCTTTATGTGAGTGTGGCAAGTTAGCCAAAAAATCATTTACTGCCGTGCCTGCACACTTTAAAGGAACGGGATGGGGGAGCAAATGAAAACTGCAGTTAGTTTATTTGCAGGTGTTGGTGGCTTTGATTTAGCACTACAAAACGCAGGTGTGAAAGTAGTTGCATCTGTTGAGATTGATAAAAAAGCGCAGGATGTGCTACGCCGGCATTTTCCTGAGTCAACTATCTTTGGCGATATTACGGGGGTAACAGGTGAGCAACTTAGAGCAGCAGGATTTGAACCAGAAAACGGAATTATCACAGGTGGATTTCCTTGCCAAGATTTATCCGTTGCTGGAAAGCGAGCAGGGTTGGATGGATCGCGTAGTGGACTTTTCTGGGAAATCTGTAGAATCCTTGACGAAACAAGAGCGCAAAACTTTATCCTCGAAAATGTGCCTGGTTTACTTTCCTCAAATGGGGGCAGAGATATGGCCGTTGTCCTTGAAGCGTTGGTCCAACGCGGGTATAGCATCGCCTGGCGGGTACTTGATGCTCAATACTTTGGAGTACCACAACGCAGGCGTAGAGTGTTCATTGTCGGAAATCTTGGAAACACAGGGCGATCACCTGAAGAAATACTCTCTATCAAGCAAGGCCGCGCAGGGTATCTTGCGCAGAGCATCGCGCAGGGAAAAAACACTTCCCGAAAAACTGCAGATAGCATTAACGCGTTTGGCGAATCATCCTTTGGACAATTCAGAGCAGATATAAACTCTGCAACTCTGAAATCTTCAGGTGGCGTACTAGGTGGCGGTAGTGAAACTTTATTGGTTCACGAAAGCTAAGCGGGCGCAGAATGTTGAAGATTACGAATCTTGGGTTGATGAAGGCGTGGTGCCTACATTGAACGCAATGGATAACAACGGCGAAGCATTTGCCACTGTATTGATTTTAATGGAAAGCGGTAATCCTGTAGTAATGAGGAACCGCGAGGGATGTGCGGGGGGGGGGAAGGGATTAATGTATTCTGATAAGAGTTTTACTCTTGCCACTAGTAATGATCAATTCTTAATTATTGATGGCACACGGGTAAATGATGTGCGTGTGTATGAAGATGGCATTGTGCCAACAGTTATTTCAAGGTATGGAACGGGCGGGGGGAATGTGCCAATGGTGCAAAAGCAAGATTCAACAACAGTTCGCCGTTTAACGCCAACAGAATGTGAGCGCCTTCAAGGGTTCCCTGATGGTTGGACTGATGGCCAAGCCGATTCAAATAGATATAAGCAAATGGGCAACGCGGTAGCGGTGCCTGTTGTAAGTTGGATTATTAACGCAATGGTTGCCGAATGAGCAACGAAATCTTAACTACTGCACTTAGATTTGCGAGCGCAGGAATTGTTGCAGTGCCAGTTGCTTCAGATGGATCTAAGCGCCCAGGGTTGAACTCTTGGAAAGAGTACCAACACCAAATGCCAACCCCTGAAGAGTTAATCAGTTGGTTTAAAGCTGATTCTGAAGGTGTCGGGGTTATTTGCGGTGCCATTTCAGGCAACCTTGAAATGCTTGAACTTGAGGGGCGAGCCGTAAGCGCCAAGATGCACTTAGAGATTGCAGAAATCGCCAACGCATCAAATATGGGCGAATTATGGGAACGCATCAACGCCGGATATGTCGAGATTACCCCTTCAGGTGGCCTTCATTGGCTCTATCACCTAACAGGGGCAGTTCCAGGCAATACCAAACTCGCACGCAAGCCTGGTGAGAATGGTGGCGTTGATGTATTCGCTGAAACTCGCGGTGAAGGTGGATTTGTAATCACGGCTCCATCTTCAGGCCAAGTTCACCCTTCAGGTGGCTCTTGGGAACTGTTGCGCGGATCAATTGAAACAATCCCAACGCTCACACTTGAAGAAAGAAACGCTCTTCATACAATCTTTGCAATGTTTGATGAAATGCCAAAGGCAGATTCAGTTACCTACGATGTAGCACAAAAAGTTGAAGGTGCTACTTCCCCAGGTGATGATTTCAACGCAAAAACTACTTGGCGCGAGCTACTTGAACCGCTTGGGTGGAAAGTTGCCTATCAAAGCGCAGAGAAAACTACTTGGACACGCCCCGGCAAAGATTTCGGTGTAAGCGCCACTACCAATTACCAAAATACAGATAAATTGCGGGTTTTCTCAACATCTACAATATTTGATGCAGAGCGTTCCTACGATAAGTTTGGCGCTTACGCGGTGATATTCCACAACGGCGATTTCAAAGAGGCTGCGCGTGATTTGCGCTCGCAGGGCTACGGCCAACAGGCACTTGGCTCTTTTGATTTTAGCAACGCACTGATGCCCACAAATACACTTCAAGAATTTCATATGCAAGAAAATGGCAAAAAAATTGCATCTGCAATAGCTCAAGATGATGATCAAGAGCAAGAATCTAGTTGGAAACCTATTGAACTCAAAGATTATTATGATGGGCTTTTCCAGGCACCTGTAGCCACAATCCTTAACCGCACTGATGGCCACGGCCTTATCTATACAGGGCGCGTTCACTCGATTTATGGCGAATCTGAATCAGGTAAATCTTGGGTTGCTCAAATTGCATCTGCCGAGATGCTCAAGAGTGATAAAAAGGTTATCTATATTGATTTTGAATCAGATGCCATTGATATTGTAAATCGCCTCAAGGCGCTAGGGGTGAGCAGAGCCAACCTCTTGCAATACTTTACCTATATTCGCCCTGATGGCCCACGCGATGTAGATGATCCTTATTGGCAATCTATCCTGGAACTAGGCAGTGCCACCCTAGTAATCATTGACGGCGTAACCGAATCCCTAACAATGTGGGGTGGCGAAACTAAGGATAATGATGCCATTACAAGGTGGATGCGAATCTTTCCGCGTACTGTTGCCACTGCCAGTGGCGCTGCCGTTGTGTTGATTGATCACATCACCAAAAACGCCGAAACCCGTGGCCGCTTTGCTATTGGTGGCCAAGCCAAACTGGCAACCATTGATGGCGCAGCCTATCTTGTGGAGCCACTTGAGGCCCTATCGCCTGGGCGAATCGGTAGCCTCACAATGAGAGTTACTAAGGATCGCCCCGGCTTTATCCGCAAGATTTCAGGAATGTGGAGAAAATCGGACCGCACGCAAGAGGCTGCGATTATCACCATTGATTCCACAAAGGCGCAGATGCAATATGTGATTGCGGTGCCATTGGCCGAGGATGAGTACGAATCTAATAAAGAGCTGAAGAAACTCAAAGAGATTGCCGAGTTCATTCACAACCATCCAGGGGCAAACCGCCGTACTGTTCAAGATGGCATCAGTGGTTCGAAAGAGGCCATTGGCGAGCGCCTAAGCGACTTGTTGGCCGGCGGTTGGATTGAGAATAAGGGTAATGAGAGATCCTTTATCCTTTACTTAACCGAGTTAGGTAAAGAGCATTTTTCACTTTCTGATGCGATAGTTACCCAATTGGTAGTGGGATAAATGAGGTGTTCCGTGTTCCGTTCCGTTCCTTTTGTGTTCCTTTTTAAAAAGGGAACACAGGCAGAAATGAGCGTGATCGGTGTTCGTTCCGTTCCGTATGTGTATACATACGGAATAAGGAACACCATCATTATCGGTACAGGAACGAACTAAATGAGTTATCTCGATTTTAAGCCAAGTACCTGCCGCAAGTGCGGGAACCTTGTATGGGATGGCATTTCGGCAACCAGTGCTTGCCAGGTCAAACTTGATACAAAGCGGCTCAACCTTATTGAAGAGATACAGGCGCTCGTATCCGGCATTGCTACCTATCAGATACACCGCACTGCCGGTTCATTCGAGGCCACCCGCCGAATGGTGCCAAGGATGGGGGCAAAGGATCCCATTGTGCTTGCCACTCATACCTGCTACCCCTTAACAGTATTTGCCGAGGAACCGCCCCACTATTGGGGCAAACCAAAGTTATCCACAACTAGCGATGAGGTGCCATTTTGAAAGACATATCCAAGAAAGTATGGCTTCACCTTTCTGCCATCCCACGATTGCAGAAACTTGCCAGTGATCACCTAACACCTGCCCGTTCAGGCAATGGTGCAGTAAGCGCCGAGCGTTCCATTGGTATCAATGTGGCTGCTCTTGATTACTCAATGGCTAAGGAAACCTTGGAGATTCTTCACGGATGGGAATCAATGATTCGAGAGGCACGGCAATTAACACCGCCTGCCCTGGTTAAAGCTGAAGCCACAACTGAAGCCGAGGTTGAAGCAACCTGTAAGTTCCACTTGGCTCACCTTGATTGGTCATTACAACAGGATTGGGCAAAAGACTTTGCAGCCGAGGTTGGAGAGATTCACGCTAAGGGAATGGCTGCCACTAAGCAATTCGTTGAGCAACCCCGCCGTATCCCCTGCCCTACAGATGATTGCCATAAGTTCATTGTGATTGATGTAG